TGCTTTTGCTACAAATACAGCTAGAAATACAAACACGAGTAGAAGTACTGCATATAACACTAGTCAAGCAACAAACACATCAAGAAACACTAACACTAGCAGAATTACAGCTTACATAGATAACACAGCATTTGGAACTTCAAGAAACACTAATACTTCTAGAATTACAGCTTACATAGATAACACAGCATTTGGAACTTCAAGGAATACAAACACAGCTAGAAACACGAATACAGCTAGAAACACAAACACATCTACAGCGTATATCGATAACACAACATTTGCTACTATAACAACATATACTACTTCACAGGCTACCAATACTGCTAGAAACACTAATACCTCTACAGCGTATATCGATAACACAACATTTGCTACTATAACAACATATACTACTACTCAAGCTACGAACACTGCTAGAAACACAAACACATCTACAGCGTATATTGATAGTACTGGGTTTACTAATAATACAGCCTTTACAAATAATACATCATTTGCTACAAGTAAAAGTACAAACACAAGTCAAGCTACTAATACAAGTAGAAGTACTGGGTTTACTAATAATACAGCGTTTACAAATAATACATCATTTGGTACAAGTAGAAGTACAAATACTGTTCAGGCTACTAACACAGCTAGAAGTACTAATACATCACAAACAACTAATACTTCAACTACGTTTATAACTGCAACTGCTTATATAGATAATACAACATTCGCTACTATTAGTTCATATACTACTACTCAAGGTACAAACACAAGTAGAAGTACAAATACTACTCAGGCTACTAACACAGCTAGAAGTACTAATACTGCTCAGTCTACAAATACAAGTAGAAGCACTAATACTACTCAGTCAACAGCTTATGAGACTGCTTATATTACTTCAAGAGCTTCTTCTAGAGCAACTGGAACGTCTCATTCTACAACGACAACATTTAATACAACTAGAAGTACAGCGTCGAGTAGAGCTACTACTACTACTTTTGCAACTACACAAGGAACAGTTACAACAAGAGCGACAGCATCAAGTAGAACAACAACAAGTACCTTCACTACAGATAGAGGTACCGCATCTAGTAGAACAACTGGTTCAAGCAGGACTACAACAAGTACATTTGATACTTCCAAAGATACAGCAACAGCTAGAACAACAACATTTGGAACAACTACTACTTTTGAAACAACAAAAACAACAATCTTTGCCACAGGTAGAACAACAACTACAACTATTAATACTACTAAAGCAACAGAAACAAACAGAACAACTGACCACTTAACAACAACTACTTTCGATACAACAACAACAGTATTTGAAAGAATAACCGCCTCCCAAGCAGGTACAATATTTGATACCGAAGTTGCGAGTCTTGCAGACTTTGGATTGTCTTATTGGGATGGCTCAGAATGGAGCGATTCTTAAAAAATGATAAAACCAACGAACGACGAGATTACACCAGACTATCTCAATAAAAAACTGGAATCAATGATGTTAGCAATATTTGACAGCATTGGAGAAATGGAAGAACGAATGAAGAATATGGAAAAACAACTTTTCGAGGCAAAAAATGCAGAGAACAAGAAAGCGTCCTAAAAAGAAGCCGCTAACAGCGATGACAATAAATGAGTCTCTGGGCGATGTCGCAACTCATTTTATGAAGTCAGGTTCTTCTTTTAGACCTAAAGATGACCTTGATGGTTTAGCCAACCTTAAAAGAAAATTAGAGCTAAAAACTAATGAAGGTATAGACTGGGAATATGATTTATGGTTTAACACTAATGAATTACACAGTATTAGAAAATGGTTGTATACAGATTTTTTAGGTAAAGGAATATATTGTAGAGTTAACTCTGTAAAGATAAATACTAAATTATTTAAATCGATTACTAATTCAGACATAAAAATAGATGAAGAAAGAATCGATAAGATAAAAAATAATTTACAGAACAAGTATACTTTACAATGGAACACAGAGTTTCACGATAAAGTTATCTTTCCACCAGGAAGTAACTTATTATGTAAAGGAACAGTGATTGATTATAATAGAGTAGGTAAATTAGTAAATGAAGGATATAAAATTAAACCTCATCCAATTACCGCTCCTATCTACATCGCAGATTTAAAAAGAAGATTTGGTGCTGCTAATGTACTAAATAAAAAAGAAGGTGGGTATGAATTACTACTTAATAGTAGTGAAGTAGCTACCGCACCTAATAGTGAGATGGGATTAATTGCAATCCTTCTCAGAAAGAAACTTTCTCTTGTTAGCTTTCCTAAAGTAGCGAGAGAGAAAAATTTACTAACCTATGAGAGCTTTTACGATACGATATCAAATAGAGACTCATACCTTGCACTTCGTAAGATATTTTCAGCAAAAAACTCTGGAATTATATTTGATTTTGACGAAGATGCAGAAGAAAGACTCCAAGCGTATATTAACAACTTTTGGGAATTTAAAAAGATAAAAAAACATGATTGAAATAGTACACCCCTATAAAAAAGTATGGAGTATGTTTACTTTAGCTTCACTCCTGCCTGATAAAGAAGAAGTAAGAATACATCTTTACGTAAATAATAAAGACTGGGCAGAAGCACCTATAGAATGGATACTGGATAACTTTCCTAACGTAAAGATATATGAGTCCTTTTGGAGACAGTCAGACTTAGCAAAATGCATGCTACATCTATTAGACCACTGGAAAGATAAAGGTGGACTACATAAAAGAATAGTATGGCTAGGTGGTAATAATATAATAAATGGTAAATGGGCAAACAACTTCCCCAATGAAGATTTCTTTAGTGGCTCTGTTTCTTTCTTATCACATAAAAGAGTTTTTAGAAAACATCCAAGATTCAAGGACTTCTACAGAATTTTACAAATACCTATTGCACCAACTAAAATGGAAAACATTGACCCAGAGTTTATGATATTTAATTATAACATGTTAAAGACTTTCCCATTGGAAGAACTATTCTGTCCAACTGAAACTGATGCACTAGCAGCTCAATCTCCTAACATGCCAAAGATAGACAGACTGCTATATCAAGCAGGTACTGAATGTTTCGTCGGAAAGCTACTAACTTATCAACATAAATTTGTACCATTATACATGAATGGTAAAAACGATATTCTAGTAGAGAAAGAAGCCATCGGGCCTTTAGATAGTGTAAACTATAATGTAATGTTAAGAAAATCTTTTACAATAAACATACAACATAAGTGGTTAATCAAAGACTACTTACTGTTACCTACTTGTGTACAACTCTCCCTACCTTGGGATATGTATACTAATTTGATTCCAAGCATACCTATTAACTTAAGAAATGCTAGGAACAATGAAAAATTATTATTGAAATCAGCTAAGCAGAAACGCGTAGCTGGGTCTTTGGTGAAAGTAGGATTTAGACTAGGAAAAATCTAAATATTCTTCTTCTAAGTTGGAGAGAATCTTCCAATTTAATCTACCTCTATCGGATAGTTCTTTTACTATTTGTCTCTCATTAGGATTATGAGGAGTCTTTGAAATACTATTAACTGGTAAATGCCAACTAGCAGGATAGTCTGCCCCTGTGGAGAATGGTAACTTTTTAGCAAAGAAATCAAATCCTATAATTTCCAAACTATCATACTCACACTTATTCAAGAAATACATTATACCTAGGAAACCTGCTGAAGGACGATTGCCTCCATCTGCTTTACCATTGATAGCTCCTACCAAATCAAATATTTCTAGTATCTCTTCATCACTAAACATATTCGTAAACTCTAATCCTTCTATCTTAGGAGTGATAGGTTCTTTGTCCATATGTATTCGACATCGGTTAAATAAAACTTTTGCGTCTTTAAAGTGTTTCCAGTACTTCTGTCTTAAGAAACCTGTAATCCACATATCAGTTTTTTTACCTATCGAGACGAAATTCTCATTTGTAGGTATGCCTTTTCCAAATCTAACAATTGTGTCAAAACTGTCAATATATGAGCCGTACTCGTGTTGAAGTAATTCTACTGAATTTCCTACTAATATTACTCGTCCCATTATGACTTCAATCCCAAACTTCTAGCGATTTCTTTTTCATTCTGAATTTGGATATAATTTCCAGGATTTTCAATTGTTATTTCAGTAATGTCTGGGTTTTTTATCACCCAATCTACCCACTCACCTGCTCTCTCGTATGAGATACTTGAATGCATTGAAGACTCTAATAACCCAAAATTGATTGTAGCGATTCTACACTTGGCATTACTGTTATAATTTAAGTTAGTTGCCATATGATTTAGAGCGGCCTTTTGTGCAGCGTACTTATATCCTTTAGATATATTAGGTTGATGGGCTCTTGACGAAATATTAACTATTGTTTTAGTTTCATCATCTTTCCATACCTCATACACTTCTTCGAGAAGTCTGCATTGTTCCCACTCTACATGAGCATTGTTTACGAATACATCATATTGTGACCAATCTGCCCCAAACTCTACTCTTATTTTATTACCTTGTATATAATTTGCTAATTTACTGCTACCTGTTACTGCGATTTTCATAGTACTCCTTTACTAGATTGAAAGATTCTTTTCCAAACAGAGAACCGTCTACACTACACTTATTACAAGGGCTTTGTGACCTGTCTCCTCTCATTAATTTTTTACGAATTTTTGTCATAGGTTTACCGAACCATACATTGTGTAATGTATCTTGCAGCAAATTTCCCACAACATGTTCCCTACCCCAGTCGTTACTACAAAATAGAACATCTCCATTCCAATCTACGAACATTTTGTAGAAAGGATAGTGACATGGCTTTCCTTTTAAAGAAGTTATACTAGATTCTTCTATACCTACCCAATCGATGACCCCGCTACGGTTGTTAAGTATTAAGCCATGGTCTTTAAAGTCACCCCAATGCATACGATATTTGTACTTTTCTTCAGGTATGTTCTTCATAACTTTATCAAAGTGAGTCATTTGTTCTACACCATCATAAAGATTTATGTAAATCAAGTCTAATCCACTATATTCAAATAGTTCTTGTGCGTATGTTTGGGTTAATTTATCTCCATTAGTATTACACTCTAAAGTTGCTAATGGAACTGTGTGTCGAAAGATATGAACTATCTCTCTGAAATTTGGATTAAGTAAATTCTCTCCGAATCCACTCAATGATATTTTTCCACTAAAACCTGCCTTACCTAGTTCGAGACCGATTGTTTCAGCTCCTTTTGTGGTAAGATGCAAGTTTCTATTTGGAAATACTTTGGGGTCGTGTCTCGGACAAAAGACACAAGTTCTATTACATAACTCTGTAGTATTTATTTCAACAGTAAGAATCGAGTCTAACTCTGTTAGTACGCTTTTCTTTTCCCAATGTAACTTTTCTTGCTCACGCCTGTGTGCTAAAAAATCATACTGGTCTACTGCTGTTACAGGTATGTTTCTCATTATAATGAATTATATATGTCTGTCCATTCTTTACAGTATTCGTCATGGTCGTAAATACCCATCCATGGTCCACCGTCTGTAAAATGTACTCCTTTGGCTCTTTCACCAAAATCGTAATAATTTACTAGAGCATTATAAGCAGCAGGTAAAGAACCTAAGTTACTAGCCCAAGTAAATCCATGTAAATGTTTAGCGGCAGCATTGTTCACATACCACTCATTTAGCATTGTACACTCTTTATTATTAAAGTACATTAAAGATGACCAATATTTTTTCTCATAAGGTTTGTTTAATTTATCATGCATCTTAGTGTATTGGTCAAACATTAAGTCTGCATGTTGTACGCACATAACTTCTTCATTATCTTTCTTAAAATGAGTTATCTCTTGTGGGTCACATCTCCATAGAAAGTCACCATCACAGAATAGAGAATATCCCATGTAGTTGGAAAGTTGAGGTACAAGAAATCTAGTAAAAGCAAATTCGGTATTTCCTTTTTCTTTTCTATAGTAGATTCCTTGTTCCTCTAATTCCGAAGTAATTAAAGGTATAACTTCGTGTGTTGGATTAAATCGTAAGATTGATGCCTTACACACTTCAAACATTTCAGGATATGCTGATTCATAGCCTACGAATATTTTCATTACTCTTCCTTTAACTGGTCGCCAAGATCGTTAACATAAGCCTGTCGAGCAGTCTGTGTTATAGCCATCTTGTGTTTTAAGTCCTCTAGGTCAACATCACATTTGTTTATCGCATTAACTATACTTTGTTGGTCTTTAGATAATGACGATACGTCATGTGTTGTTTCATCTATTGTAATTGTTTGTGTTGGTAATTCTGAACTCATTTGAATACATCCTGCCAATTGCCTTGTGTACTAGCTTTAGCATACTCAGTAGAACGGTTTTCAAAAAAGTTGGTATGCTCAACTGCGTTGACTTGCATGTCAATCCAAGGCAAGGGGTTTTCAGTACTATGAAAAATCTTCTTCATACCTATTCCCAGTAACCTTCTGTCTGCAATATATCTAATATATTCCTTGACTTCTTTTGCTGTCAAATCTGGTATATCTGCTTTATCAAAACAAATATCAATAAAGTTATCTTCTAACTCTACTGTCTTTTCTGCAGCACAGTATATTTCGTATTTTAACTTATCGTTCCACAACTCAGGATTTTCTGCAATGAATGTTCTGAATAGTTTTGACAAACCTTCAACATGTAAGGATTCATCACGAATACTCCATGTAACAATTTGTCCCATTCCTTTCATTAAGTTATGTCTTGGATAGTTAAGAAGAATCGCAAAGCTACTAAATAACTGTACTCCTTCTGTAAATGCGCTATATACCGCCATTGTTTTTGCCATGTCATATGGAGTTTCCATGCTGAAATCTTGTAGATATTCATGTTTCTCCATCATAGCACCAATATCAAAAAACTCTTGGTACATGTCTTCTGACTTACCTAAAGTTTCTAATAGTAAAGAATATGCTTCTTGATGCACTGCTTCCATAGCAGCGTAACTGACAAGCATCATTCTTACTTCTGGTTGTTTAAATGTAGGCAAGTAGTGGTGGGCATAGCCTCCACATACATCTACATCTGCCTGTGTGAAAAACTTAAAGATATTGTCTAGCAATGTCCTTTCGCCTTCACTTAATTTTTCTTTATAATCCTTTATATCGTCTTGTAATGGTACTTCTTCAGGTAACCAATGCATTTGTTGTTGTTTTTTATAGTTCTCAAATGCCCAAGGATATTGAAAAGGTTTATAGTATTCTCTTTCTTTTAATAAACTCATTTATCCCTCGCAACTTAAACAGTCTGACTGTTCAAATATTATTTCTCGTTTAGCTTGATTAGAAACATTATCAGCTCTACTGATAGCTTCACTTCTCAAGTAATACAATGTTTTTAAATTTTTCGCCCATGCTAACATATGGACATTATGTAAATCGCCTTTGTTTACATCAGGTGGGAAAAATAGGTTTACGCTTTGTGACTGACAGATATATTCCTGTCTCACTGAAGCGTGTTCTACAATCCATGCTTGATTGATTTCTACGGCTGTTTTAAATACATCTTTTTCCCACTCGTCGAGTATGTCAAGATGTTGTACACTACCTCTGTTTGCAACAATACTTTTCCAAGTGCTATCGTATACATCACTATGTCCTATTTTACTCATTAGCAACTTGTCTAAAAATTTATTCTTTACTAAGTTACTACCAGACTTTGTCTTTTGAGTATAGGCATTTGCTCTATATGGTTCAATACTTGGACTTGTGTTCCCACATATAATACTAGACGAAGCGTTAGGAGCGATTGCCAATAGATGAGCGTTCCTTACAGAACAAGTATCATCGTCTGGGCAGGCTCCTCTCTCAACAGCTAGTTGTCTAGTTGTGTTTTCCGCTTGTGTTTTGATATATTGGAACATCTCAGAATTAGCGCCTGTTGCCATTGGGTTGTCAAATGGTATTCCATTCTTCTGCAAATACGCATGAAAGCCCATAGCACCAAGTCCAATACTCCTCTCCCGCTGAGCACTAAACTTAGCTTTCTCTAGTTGTTCAGGAGCATTGTTAATAAAGTATTCAAGTACGTTATCTAACATTCTGACTAAGTCAGGTATAAATGCAGGTACTTCTTTCCACTCATCATAATACTCTAGATTGACACTAGACAGGCAACAAACGGCTGTTCGTTCTTCGTTTGTAGCGAGTGTTATTTCCGAACACAGATTACTGTGATGTACTTTCATTCCTTTCTTCTTCTGAAAGTCGGGCAAATCTTTGTTTACCGCATCTTCAAACATTAAGTAAGGCTCTCCAGTTTCCATTCTATTCTGAAGTATTTTAACCCATAACGCTCTCGCAGATACAGTTTTCTTTACTTCAAGGGAATGAGGATCTGTAAGATCCCAGCTGTCGTCAAAATCAGGATACTTTGAAGCGGAGTGAATAAGCTCCATAAAAGCGTCAGGAATAACCACAGCATGATGGATGTTAGTACACTTACGGTTAATATCGCCACCAGTTGGCTTCCGTACATCTAAAAATTCCTCAATCTCGGGGTGACTCATATGTAGATAACTTGCGTAACTTCCCCGTCTAGTTACTCCCTGTGAGAAAGCGAGCATCTCTGCGTCCACTACCTTCATAAAAGGTACTACCCCTGTACTCTCACTTCCTTTTGAAGTTTTTGAGCCAGACGCACGAACATCACTCCAGCTGCCTCCGATACCTCCTCCAAAAGAAGATAAGAAAGCATTTTCTGTGAAGTGGTCTGTTATTCCCTCTCTACTGTCGTCTACATAATTCAAGAAGCAACTAATAGGTAATCCCCTTCTAGTGCCTCCATTTGATAATACTGGCGTAGCAAACATAAACCATAGTTTACTTACATAGTCATATAGTCTTTGTGCATGAGCCTCATCATCTGCGAAAGCCATTGCGGCACGCGCAAAAGCTTCTTGGGGTGAAGTTTCATCACCTACCATATATCTATCTTTTAGAGTTGCTAATGCAAATTCATCTAAAAGACTATCTTTACTAAAGTCTATTTTCACTGACATAATTTTCTACTAATCCTATAATCTCTTTGGCGTGACCGAGCACTGCTCCATCTACGTCATATGTTAAATCCATGAGTTTAATACCAACCTCAAGTCCTTCACTTCCGAACTCATTTAAGTTCTGTATGAATTTATACTTTCCTTCGATTGGCAAACTCGCCATAATATCAAAAATATCTCCATATTGTTGAATAATCTGTGTCGCTCTCTTTGGACCGATACCATCAACTCCTGGAACGTTATCTCCTTTATCCCCTGTCAAGCACTTATATGTTAAGAAGTACTCTGGGTCAAAATCATAATGCTCGTCCCAATTATGAAGTGTTGTTTCTTTTCTAGTGACTGTTGAGAATCTACTTATGTTTCCGTCAATAAGTAAATCCCAGTCTCTATCTGATGAAATCATCCAGATATTTTGTATACCTAGATTCTCTCTGTTCTGACAGATAAGAGCGGCTATATCATCAGCCTCTACGCCTGCATATTTTAGCGTAAGATGTCCCTTATACTTTAAAGTATTCATAGTAACTTGAAACTCGGCTAAGAACTCTTGGAACTCGCGTTCCTCTTTCTCAGTCTGTTCTGCATATCTCTCTTTTCTGTTTGCTTTGTATTCGGGGTATATTTCTTTACGGTAGTTACTACCGCCATCCCCTAAGACTACGATTTCTCCGCAGTCATAAGACTTTGCTAATGATTGTACTGTTCTAACATAATCATGCTCAAAGTCATTCTTGCCCTGATGTTTCCATCTGAACGCCAAGTTGAGTCCATCAACTATTAGTAAGTTCCCATTCGGGATCGACTCTCCATGGCTCGTAAATTTTATCGCCATTTGTAAACTTTAACTCCTGTGTTTCTAAAAATTGTTCAGCGAAGGTGACATAGCACCCCAACCAGTTTATGTACATATGTTTTTTGTAACATGGCTTTCTTGTCGTTGCCACGTACCACTGTGAGTGGTTCTCCTTAAATATAAGTAGAGGTTCTTGTCCCATTTCAGTTGCCTGTCTGCACAACTTAGACCACCAACCCACAAAGGTATTACTCTTTTGAGTAAATATTTTGTGATTAAATGCCATATCACGATAAAACTTAACCTCTATTGTAAAGAGATTATGTTTGTGAGCTACCATTAAATCACCTTTTATCTTGCCAGAACCTGAACCAGGTGTCTGTACAAACACCTCGCCAGTAATTCTATTAAGCATTTCTGATACGCGTATCTCAGCGTCATGACCTTTTCTTCTTGAATTAACCATCCAATAAGGCCTTGAGTTCTGTAAATCCGCCTATCTTTTCTCCATCCACTATAATCTGTGGGAATGTTCTTGCACTAGGGAATAGTTCCCTAACTTCTGTTGGTTTAAAACCATCTCCCATCATCTTGTATATAGTCTCATCCACCTTAGGATGAGCTTCTGCTAAATTTTTTTGCTTGTACACAATATGTACAATTCGGTATACTGTATATTACTACTTGCATGTTGTTCCTTTTTATAAATATATTATAACAAATTTTAAGTTTCTTGTCAAGATATATATTATCCTTCTAAGTAACTAATGTTATCTTCTTTAGTTATCTCTATCTTTTGTAATAGTGGGTGAGTCCAACCATGCGATACCATATATGTATTGAGGTTTTCTTCTTTAAGTAATACTTCCACTACCTTCTCTTTACCAACTTCATCTAAGGCTTGGTTTACCTCATCTAAGAATAGCACATTGATTTGACTACGACTTATAGAAGCCATTAGTTTTCGTATTGCTACTAAGGTTGCTATATTAACTCTAGCTAACTCGCCGCTAGAAAGAGCAAGAATGTCAATAATATTGCCGTTATCTGAGACTTCCACATTTAATTTATCGTTCTCCACTACAAAGTTAATACTAAATCTACCATCACTAAACTCTGCGAGGTAGTCGTTTGTTAGAACTTCTAGTTCTTTTACTAGAGATTCTATTTTATAAGCTAGTAGTCCGTTCGTACTAAATGCTTTTTTGAGTGTTTCAAGAATCGCCAATTTGCTTTCTGAACTCTCAAGACTAGATTGACTTGCATCAAGCTCCCTTTGAAATCCATCAGTCTGTTCCAGTATGATGCTAATTCTGGTGTTATGCCTTTCTCTTCTGGTGTTTTCATCTATAACCTCTTGAAGATCCGACCTACTATCGGTAATCTTTTTACGAAGCTCTTTAATTTGTTCTGCGACGGCTTCTTCGTCCACTGCTCTTGTCGGGAGCTCATGGTCAATAGACCTGTAGGTTTGTTCCCAGTCTTCGATTCCTTTGGTTGCTGCCCTATGTATTTTATTTCCATGCTGTATCTCACCTAAATCTGCTTTCTTTTCTAAGTAGTTTAACTTTGCCGTCTTTATCCCTTCCCTATGAAGTTCTAGTTTTTCTTCTGTGAAGTCTACTTCTATGTCCTGACCGCATGTAGGACATTTACCTGTCTGACTTTCGTACTCACTCAATAGTCCCTCGTGGTGTGCAAGATTATGATTAATTCTGCCCATGTCTTGTTCTATCTGAGAAGTATCTTGTAGCTCAGGATGTGATTCTATATCTTCTTTGTACTGCTCTAGTGGTATGTTTTTTACCTGCTGTTTGAGCATTTCATTGAGATTTATTTTTTTATTCTTTTCGGAGATATTTTCAAATTGTAACTGTAAAGAACGTAAAGACTCTTCATCTTCTTCATTAATTTTTGGTAAAACTAATTTATCGAGTATCTCACTATCCTCGAGAATATTATCTGATAACCATTTCTGAATTGTTGCAAGTTTCGCATTGGTTCCTGTGATTTCGTTTGCTTTTACTCTTACAGCTTCTTTAAAAATCTCAAAGAACGAGACATACTCGTCTAATTTCAATAAGTCAATTAGGAACTTCTTCCTATTAGTATCAGTCGCAGTTAAAAATTGTAATGATGCATTGGTGTTTTGGTAAACTAATTGAGAAAAGGTCTTAAAATCTATACCCAATACTTCCCCAAGCGTCTTGTATGTATTCGACGCTGTGTGCGAACTTATATCTTCTCCATTTTTTGTAAGTTTACACTTAAGTGCTGCGCGTCTTAATACGCTAATACAGTACTCATCATCATCCACTGTAAAAGATAGAGAGATATTATAACCATTATTGATATAACGGTTTGCGATATCTGCCTTCTTAACATTTTTACTGTTTTTATTAAATAATACTTCCTCTAAAATTAAGGGGATAGAGGATTTCCCAACTCCGTTTGTTCCTACTAGCTGTGTAAGAGTCGACCTGTCTAAGTCTAACTCATTATCTTCTCCATAAGAAAAGCAATTATCCCACTTCAGCTTCTTTAGAATAATCATTAAACACTCCTATAATGTTTGGTATTTTTGTTTCGTCCAGACTTAAGATTTCACTTAGATACATTATCAACTCTTCTGAAATTGTCATATCTTGACTTAATTTAAGAGTTGCTTCCATTTCTCGTTTTACTACTTTCTTATCTAGTAGTTCTGTATTCTTAACCTTTGCTAAATCTTGCACATCTCCTTCCAACTCATATATAGTATGGTGAAAGTCTGTAGCAACCATGTCGTCAGGATTTGTTACATTAGTACGAATAAGTTGTGGTAAGTCAAAACCTCCCCACTTCCATTCTAATCCGTCTATTAACAAGTACCCCGTTCGGACTTGGTTTCTATGAAATGATGTTGTCATTGGGCTGCCTGGGTATACAATATTTCTTTGAGTATTCTCGTGAGCATGTAAATCTCCAGCAAACACAACTTTAAATTTATCAAATCTTTCTAAATCTACTTCTGGTACTACATGAGGTGGTATCTCTCCACGAACATGAGTATATAAGATATCTGCATCAATGTTTTCTATTGCATCTTTTCTATGTAAGTCTGCGTAAGGTAATATTGCCCAGTTATCTTCGTAATATGTAGAGTCAATCACTTCTACTAGAGGATTGATACTACTTGTAACCTTCTTTAAATTACTAAAGAAAGTTTTATTTTTTCTTGTTGCTTCATGATTTCCGTCATAAATAATTGTTCTTATAGTAACCTGCTTTATAAAATCAAAGTACAGAGTTAACTCATCCATGCTAGGGACTCGATCAAACAAGTCCCCACCAATGATGTGTAAGTCACAATTATTATCCGCAATAACATCTTGGATTTGCTCAAAGAACATCTCATAACGAGAACATGCCCAACTTAATGGTACATTCTTCTGCCCAAGTTTAATATGCCAATCGGCGGTAAATAATATCACGCTACGAAGTCTTCTCCTGGTTGCCATTCACAACCTGTAAGTCCACCAGCTTTTAAGCCTTGCAGTGTTCTTAGTACTTCATTGGCATTTCTGCCTGTATCTAGTGCGTTAACTGATACATGTTGGATAACCCCCTCTGGGTCAATGATATAAGTAGCTCTGTAGCATACTCCATTAGCTTTATCTACTATTCCTAGTTTAGAAGCTAATTTCAAGCCACAGTCTGCTGCTAGGATATGGTTAATGTTTCTAATTAAGTCGTTTGACTCTTTCCACATTAACTTACAGAACTCGTTGTCACCGCTAACGCCAACAACATCTGCTTCAGACACTAACATGTCCATTCCTGCTATCTCGGTAGGGCAGATAAAAGTAAAGTCTTTTGGATAAAAATACATAACAGTCCAAGTACTGGGTGCTAATACATCTAAATCTAAAAAGCTATTGCTTTCATCCACTCCAATCATGTGAAAGTCAGGAAATATGTTTCCTACTCCAATCATGATACGTCAAACTCTGAGTCTACTGTTTCAGCCCCGCCATCTTGGTTGTTAATTCTTCTTAGTAACTCCAACTGTGCATCAGCTGTAGGTCTAGGAAGTACGTCATCCATAGATTTTAGGTCTTTAATCATTAGTTGCTCTTCTTCTGAGAGTTCTCTATTTTTACATTTTAAGACAGCTAACTGATACTCAACGTTGAATACCTGAGGTCCAGTTTTCTTTCTTTTAAAATGAATGTCATAACCAGTTGTTGGGCATGTTGGATCACCTAAGTCTTCCATAGCTACAATAATTTGGTCAAACAATTTTCTTTTAAGATTCAACACTTTAACTGAATTGTCTGAGTAGTCGATACATTGGACCGCATAAGACCATCCACACTTTAAGTCTGGGTAAAAGTCTCTTACGTGGTCGTGTTCGATGTTATTAAAGGTTTCAGAGTTTCTGTCAAATGACAAACATTCCATAGGGATGTTTTTGTTGTTCTCTCCTTTAATCCAGTAGACATATCTAGGGAGTAAGTCGCCCACTAGTCTTACCTTGTGGTCTTCCTTATCCGCGTAGTTATAAGTTGATATTTTATCTTTTTGGGCTGAGCCCTTGGTTACATTAAAGCCTATTGCCATAATAATTCTCCTATTGTGTCTCCTCGAACATAAAATGAATCCTGCCGTTTTTTATGTCAAGCAGTCTGTTTTTAGTAATAATATCTTCTGATATTGGTAACATCAGAAGGTCAAGTGTGGAGTCTTTGGTTTGCTGATACTCAAAGTAATTGCGGAACGATGCGACTCCTGCATATTCCACTACTTCTTTGTCTGAGTAGCTGCGACCGGCGTTCATCAATTTCTCAGGATTCAAGAGAAACGACTGACCGCCATAGTAGTGTTCATAAAATTTAAACACTCGGTCGTTGTAATTTTTGGGTGTAAGTTTGAAAGTAATAATTCGTAGGATTGTTATGGTGTCCATTACATTTCCTTTGCTTACTTTTAATATCTCATTCCAATTAAATAATAACATATTATATCAAATTTCCAAGATTGTGTCAAGAACTATTTTTCCGAGTTCTGACGAGTTGTGTTCATTGCGATTTTCTCAGCATCAGCAGGTGCCAGTGTAGCGTGAACGTCATTCACTGCCATATCTACCAACTTTCCTTGGTAAACATAACTGCCACTATGCATGAGCTCAACCATAGGTAGTGTCCATATATCTATACCTAACTTTCGTACATTCTCACAAAACATATAGTCTTCACTTAGATATCTGTTCTGGTCATTAATTATGCAGTCAAAGTAAGCATGTATTTTTTCTCCTATACTAAACTCTCCTTCTCGTATGTGGTCTGGAGTATACTCTAGTTCAGGATGTGCTACTGCGTATTCTTCAAATACACTTCTATGTATCATCATAAATCCAGTACCTGCCTCTCTTACTTTTACAGGTTCATATATAGGAGCTCTACCATCTGGGTATGCTCCATGGTCTGGATTAAAAACCATGTCTCCTGCTACCTTTTCTAGTCCCATAGGATTTTCATCAAAGTTTCCAGACTTGGCGGCATGTAATACTTTTTCCCATGCAATAGTCTTTTTAGGATACAGTGCTGTCATAATTTTATACTTGTTTATATTCTCTGAGACTAAGTGAGTCATATACATTAAGTCCATAGCTTTCCAAGATACATCACTATCTATAAATAGCATGTGAGTTGCCTCTGACTTTAAAAAGTTGTGTACACAATAGTTTCTTGCTCTAGTTACTAGGGACTCATTAAATAAATAATAAATTTGCATTTCAATTCCATGATGCATATATGTACTTGTTGTGTCCATTAATGACTTAGTATATAGTCCATAGCATTGACCACCATACATTGGAGTAGCCAAGAAAATTTTCATCTTTCTCATCTCTTCCAAATTCAGTTGGATTTCTTTTGTTTCTTGATTCATAATACGGCTACCTCATAGCCTTCTCTAATATAGTACCCCATTCTAGCATTTGCTTGACGGGATGCAGTTTTGCCTTTTAAATTTATGTCTACGATAACTGGTTGTCTTTTGCCATCTAGTTTTCGTACTACTCTACCTATAAGCTGTGTTAATAAAGGTTCATTATTAACTGGTGTACCTAGTACTAAACAGCTTAATTCATTCAATGATATGCCTTCTGAGAAAATAGATTGTGTGCCGAACAGAATGTTCTTAGTTGTTCTCACTTCTTCCATAGCCTGTTCTCTTTCTTCAAAGTTCATATCGCCTGTGATTGATACTGCTTTATCTCCTACTAAATTAGCACATCTTTTTAGAAAATGTACTCTATCAGAGACAACCAGTACTTTATGTCCTTCTGCAGCATACTTTGCCGCTATCATACTCACACTATGGACATATTCTTCGTTGTGAGTAAGGTCGTTGATTCGTTCCGCCCAAGGCGTAAACGAGCCATCTATAAATCTTATATCTGTCTTATAAATATCTATTTTAGGTATCAAATAATTTTCTTTTGGTGGTTTAAATACATTATTTCCAAAGTAATCTCTAAACACTACATGTCTTCCATCCTTTCGTTCTAGTGTTCCTGTTAGTCCCACCTTAAATCTAGCAGGCATTTCGTCTACTATACGCGTAAAGGTTGGACTTGATACATGATGCATTTCATCTAATATAACTGTTCCGAATATGTGTTTTATGTCGTCTACTCGTCTGTATAATGACTGTATATTCCCAATTACTATAGGAGGCTCTACATTAAACTTTCCACCACCAATTACTCCTGCGTCAATTCCAAATACTTTCTTTACTTCTTTTTCCCACTGCGCTCTTAATGTAGTTGTATGAGTAACAACAAGTGTTTTCTGCCCAAGCTTTTCTGCTATAGCAAGACCTGTAAATGTCTTACCCCAACTTACCCAAGCGTTAATTATAGCGCAGTCATCTACTTCGTCATAAACCGCTTTTTGGCTTGGTCGTAAGTCAAACTTAAACTTAGGAAAGTCAGCCGGCACACTAACACGCTTATCGAAAACTTCGTAATCATCTGGTATTAAATCTAGTCTTCCGACAGGAATAGAGATTAACCCCTTCCTTATGTATCTAATTGTTTTAAGCACCATAGGTGGATCTTGTGGCATACGAGGAGGTAAAGTATAAGTCAACTCCTTTTCTATTTTATTGAACACATCAGGTGTACCCATTATTTGTATTCTATTTTTTATAACTGCTTTCATATATCTTGTTTCTTAACGTAGTACTAGAGAAAGAATGTTGTCTACTCGTATAGTAAATCTCTTCTGCCAAATCGTCCCCTGTAAAACCTTTGTTTTTATAATCTTCTCCTACAAATCTAATATTTATTTTTGTAGCTTCTATCAAATCGCGTAAACTCTGTTCTGTATCGTAAGGTATAATTTCATCAATATACTTAACTGCTCTAAGTTGTATATACCTTTCGTATACAGACTGCACAGGTTGATTCTTGTCTTGCCTGTCAATGCTTGGGTCAGTTTGTAATCCTACTATTAAATAATCACAATTATCCCTAGCTTCCTTTAACATAACTATATGCCCTGCATGTAATAAATCAAAAGCTCCACAAGTGAAACCTATCATAAGTCTCTGTTTTGTCTATCCGCAGTTCTCTTAAAACTCCACTCAAAAAATCTGTTTATTAAGTGTCCTATCCATTTTTGTAATTCTATCATAATACCTCTAAAAACTCTAAGTCTTCTTCTCTCCATCGTTGTTCAATTAATTTTACGTTGTTGTCCCAAGGACTAGACCAACCTACTTTCTGCTTTCTTTCTCTTACATGCTTCGGCAGCATATCTCCAAATACTTCTCTTAATAAGTATTTATAAGTTCCTTTCTGCCAGTCAGGATGTTGTTTAAATTTTTCTGCACCTGAAATCTGAAATATATACTGTACATAGTTCTGAGATAAAAATACTGGTCTAGACTCCATTCCAAACATTCCACAAGTCTGGTCAGTTGTTAATATATTCTGTTCAGAAGTTGCTAACAAATCAAAGAATAATCCATTATTAAATCCGTCTGTCTTAGAAAAGCATCCATCTGGAAACCATTTCATTCTTCTACATCTCTTTACTGTTTCTTTATCCCAGTCTGGGTCTACCAGTCTTTTAGCGTGATGTTGATATCCTGTGTACAATTCATCAGCGCTGTCTCCTGTGATTATAACTTTGCAGCCATCTTTACTTGCAGCTTCACACAGTTTATATCGGGGTGCTTGTCTATTTCTATCTACCCAGCAGAAGTGCGTCTTTGCCATCCACATTCTACTTAAATGTCCCATTTCATCTTGTCGTAATGTTACTACTTTATAAGGAACATTCCACTCTTTACAAGTCTTTATAGCCATATCTGTCTCGCCCCTGAACCCATCATGGTTTTGATACTTTGCTCTGGTTGCATCATACTTGCAGATATAAGCTGTTAAATCGAGTCCCATATCTTTAATACAAGAAAGGGCAAATGTACTATCTAATCCTCCGCTAAGGAATATGCCTGTCTTTTGTTTATTGTTAGCAATATTTCTTATCGACTTTATTGTTCTTTCTCTAAATTCTTTTTTGTCTAACTTCCATGACCTTATTAAATAGTCTTTCCATAAGTTAGATGTACGAGTCTCATTGGTAGTAAAGTTATGTGTTACATACTGACCAGGAGCAACTTTAGTTATATGTTTATAAGGAGTCTCATTGCCAGAAAATAAAGGATTAAATTTATATGATTTATCTACCAAAGGATCTCTCTCTTTATTAATAAAACTTCTTAGACTTGTTGAAGCAGCAAAAGCTTTGCCTTTCTTGTAAAACCACAATGGCTTTGCTCCAAACTGGTCTCTAATCAAAGTTAGTTGCGTAGTTTTAGGACTATATATCCCTATTGCGCCATGCCAATTTGTATACTGTAAAAACTTTAATCCATACATATCATAACCATTTGCTAAAAAAGCTGTATCATTAGGTTTTGTCGTGTCATACATCTCCCCATTGAATACAATAATCTCTCCTTTTCTAGTCTTATATGGTTGTTTTTGTCTTTCTCCACTAATATCTAGGAGAGCGTGTCCCATAGATACTTTCTCATCTGCCCAAAAATGCATTAGGTCAGGTCCGCGAAAGCCTTGTCTTTCTAACATGGTTACTACCATATTTTTATTTTGTGTTATTACGAATCCGCACATATATAATGTCCATGTACTGAGTAATCACAAACCTGAGCATCCGCATGGATAGCCCAAAAATATGTACTCATTAATATTATTGCAGTGACTAAGGCTGCTCTTAAGTCGTGTCTATCTATATTCATACTGTTCTATATTCTCCTCTATCGAATACACTCATATCTTTTTGTATTGCATGGCAATCAAATGCCAAACTAATTCTTTCTTTTTTGCTCGTATTTGGACTCACTTCATGTAGCAAATGACAGCCAAACCAATGTAACTCACCAGGAGTATTAGGAACATTACCTATCCAATCGTATGTAGTTCCTACGCTTTGTTCTCCTGATATAAATAAATTTCCGCATTTAAAGTTTGCGTTCTTCCCTACAGCATGATGATGTTTTGGTACTCCTTCTCCTTGTCTCAACACATTAGCCCAGCACTGTACTACATGAGTAGTTTCTAATATTTCTTGTAATTTAGGTATTAAAAACTCGAAGTCATCTAACCAATTGTAGGCTGCAAACTTATTAGTCAGTCCTTTAAAACCATTCTCCCAAGGAGTAGGTAGACTAAGTACATACTGTTCTTTTACTAATACAGTTTGCTCTATTTCTTTTACTTCTTCGGGAGTAACCCAGTCAGTATATGTAATCATTTTAACCACATAACAAAACTTAACTTTCTGCCACTCACTAGGTCAGCAACTCTATGTACCATAGTACTAGAATAAAATATTGCGTCCCCTCTAAATAACTCTAAGCTAGGAGCTTTTCTTAATTCAAAGTCTGCTCCTTCGTACTCCCAAGGATTTGATAAATTTATAGAAACAGACACAGTAGAAATGTTAGGCTCTGCATGCCACTCTAATCCCTGCCCTGGTGCGTCATAACACATAATATGTGCATAGTTTTTAGGGGCATGTGTAAACTTTAATGAGCCAGAAGGTAAGTCCCAATATTTTTCTGCTTGTGCTTTCAGTGGCCTGAAGTGTTTAGTCATACTTCGTAGTGTCCAATAAGTTCTATTTACATGATGATGTGATTTCTTAGTAGTCTTTAATCCAACTTCTAGTGAAGGATTGGGGTCAAGTACTCTAGTCATTGCTATGTAATCGTCACATTCATCTGCTGAAAGATAGTTTCTTATTATTTTGTACATTACTTACCAGGCATACCTGCTACAATAAATTCACCTATTGTATCTATTTCTTTCTGAGATAGCTTGGCTGCTTGTCCCCACATAAGTGCACTCATTGGCCCTACTTGTTCTCCATTCTTATATGATATAAGTCTACCACTAATATAGTCTGCTGTTTGTCCAGCCAACATAGGCCCGACTCCACCTTCACCATTAGCTCCATGACAAGCTACACAGCCCGACCATAGACTTCTAATATCACTGAATGGGTCTGTTGCTGCTAAAGCCTTTTTCTTTTGTTCAATCTCTACTGATGTGCCGTTAAGTGCTACATATTCTTCATAGCATTTACCTGTACAAGAACTACTATTAGAGAAACCTTTGTACTCTAAGCTTGGATATACTTTAAGTGTAAAGAAGGTTACAATTACTAGACAACCTACTAATGTCATTCCTAGCTCTCTCATTCTACGTCCGGCATATTATCGCCGTATAATTCATTGCACTGCTCTTCAAAGTCATCTTCTTGTATTACATGCCAGTCTGTTATAGTTTCTAAGTCTATATCATCCCATCTCTGAAACTCTATATCATAGGCTAAACACTTATCCATTTGTGAAGCTTTCTGATTAAAAGATAATCCATTACCACTAGGTATAAACCTAGGGCAACATGTCATTTCTCTTTCCTTTTGCCCACCACTATTTAAGCTTGTATACGCGACATAACATATACATGTCTCTAGTGCAATCATTAACTGTTGCGCGTCTTCGTTTCCCATCTCTACTCCTTTATTAAAAATCTTATCGTAATTATCTCGATAAGCTTGTTCATCGGACTTGCGTCTCTTTGAACCTTTTCCACCATGCCATTGACTCATGCTTCTTTATCTATATCCCACTTGATTACATTAGGTTTACCTCGTGGAAATAACTTTCTTTTCCACTGGTCTTCTCTATAATCTACGTACCAGTTACGTCCATCTCTTTCAGCTTCCTGAAAAATAATGTTGGTAAATATAATTGGTATTACAATTACTAAGTGGACTATGATAGATGTTACTACATCGTACCCATACCAGCCCATATAATATGTTGCAATAAATCCAAAAAATACTGACCACATAGTAAACAGTACAAGTGTAAAATACGCTTGTATTGATGGGTCTGGAATATGCCTCAATGGATTAAATCTATTATCCATAACAACTCTCCAACAATCTATAACCCAAAACATTAATTTTTTCATACTTTTCTCCATGTATCTTTTTTCTTGTGTTCGCAATATTCCCATACTTTCCATGGGAAACCTGATAAATGTAGCACTCCTGCCCATGTATATTCTGCTGGGGGCGGTCTCTTTTCTATGAAAGGAAAAGGAACTCCCTCTAGCCATACTACAGCGGCTACGTCTTTTAAATCTGTTTTTACAATCTTATGATATATTAGTCTAGCATTTCTATTCTTTTCCTTTATAATAATTTTTCCTGTACTATCTATAAAGGTATTCCCTCTGTGCTTTAAATAACTAATCTCATCTTCTATCATATATCTCAAAGGATATATACTTTTCATTGGCGACTGTATTCTTCTCATACCTAGACTATCGCCTTCCATGTTTTTATCGTCTAGTACTTGGTCATCTAACCATAGTATGCCATCCAGTTCTTCTACATTATCACTATGTATTACAAAAATTGGGAACTGAATTGTTTGCATGTTTCCTCGTAACTCTTATCGAATAAAGCTATCTTAAATAGTATTCGTTCTCGGTCATTATTCTTGACCATATGTTCTTCTTGTGTGTTTATTATAGCTGAGCTATAAGCGTATGGTCTATCTCTATATTTTATTGCTGCGTTATTACCATTTATAACCCAATTAAATGCACACTTTGTTCCCCAATCTTTATGCCAACCTATAGTAGTGTTAGGGGCAATGTACACAAACTTCATATTCCATCTGCCTTTTATAGCTAATGCGAATCTGCCTACTAGTTCTTGTAGTTCAGGATAGTCTATTATAGCATACTTGTAGCCTTCTATTCTTTCTTCTTTCTTTCCATGGTGATAGAACTGTCTTCTAGGCTCTTGTAATGCTTTTTCTAATAGCCACTCTCTATCTACATCAAACTCGAAAGGGAATACTGGGGCTCTCATATCTTTACACCATACCTTTCTTGGAAGTCTATAGTATCATTTACACATACCCAGTTAGGTCTACCTGCGTCATCTAAGTAAGGCTCATCTGTAACACATCTATACCCACACTTATCTATCATGTGCTGTATATATCCTTCGCTCATAACTTCTGCCATCATGTAAGGCTTTCCTGTATACTTCATTGCAGCTGCAACAGTTTGTGGTTGCTCTACTCTCCAATCTCTATAACCTGGCAACCAAGCCTGTCTGCGCCATGCAGGATAGGTGTATACTGTACCATCACTACCTGTAAAACTTTTATTAGTACAGAACTGTGTCTGTCCTACCATAGACTGAGGATGCATACCTAAACTTGTATCATAGTACATAGTGTACCAACCATTCTGGTCATAGTGTGCTTCTAAGTCTTGATAACAGGTTTTATTTTGTACTATGAATCCATCAATTCGTAACTGTATAATTCTGTATAGTTCTTCTATTGTTAACTCGTGCCACTCTTTACTGACGCATATTATACTCATAATCTAGTCCCTCTTGTATCTTTAATTTAGCTTGCTTTGCTACTCTAAGTGCTGAACTCCATTCAGTACACTTGCCACATTGTCCGCATTGTTTGTAATTGTTTTCTTCTTTAATAGGAGATACACAAGTCCAGACTTTCTTTACAAGTTCTGGATGTTTGTTCATCATTATTCCTATAATCTCTGACTTTTGTAAGTACTCAAATGGAAATAACATTATAGGCACATTTAAAAATGCCTTCCATTTCATTCCGTGCATGTCATATTGATTGCCCCACCTACTAGTAATTATTCTCTGTAGGTATCGTAGCTGTACTCTTTGTTGCATACTATCTTCTGCATTTCCGCCATTGATAATATACTTAAATCTAATATTAGGATTGCCTAGAATTAGTTTTATTGCTTGTGCAAATGAGAAGTCAGTAGGTGGTATACTTGCATTTTCCATAGGCATATCATTATAAGCTGCCTTGAATGGTAAATTAAAATACTCTGCTATATCTTCAGAGGCTCTTGTCATTCCTTTTATAGCAGGATTATCTCTATCTACAACTTCAGTAAATAGAAAAGGTTTATATCCTTTATCTACTGCCCAGGCAACAGCGGCTGCTGTCTCAATACCACCACCACAGGCTACTATACTATCAATATCCGAATTCAATAAAGTCTCTTTCATAGTAATCTCCTACTAGCATTTCATTATGCCTAGTCCACTTTGCCTCATATTTTGGTAGACTGTTATTGTGTAGCAGGGGTTTTAAATTTAATCTTTCCCAAATTGTTCCTGCCTCTAATTTGTGTACTTCAACTTCAGGTCTAAGGAAAGTATACTGATGTTTAAATAATATACTTGCATCAAATCCTGGATTGATAACACTTAAGTGTTGAATGTATTGCTCTGGATAGTCTAATGACCTTGCCCAATGACCTTCATATAAATTTTCAATTGCACGAGGTACCCACTTATCAAAAGGAGTATCTACTAAGTTCACACTTGCTAGATGCTTCCATGCACTAGCGAATCTATCTAGTGGATATCTTACCTGTGTAATCATACCATATTCTCTGAACACAGGATAGTATTGGTCTGCGTCAGCATGCATATTGTGTAACTTTTGTATCTGTCCTTCTCTTCCAATAGGTCTGTACATTTCTACTTCTAGTCCTGGTCTCCAAGTCTTACCTACAGTACTATGAATACCCCCTTCATGTTTTCTGTGGTACTGCATAGTTATGCTTGAACCTCCACACTTTGGGATATGAATAAAACATAAGTTTAACTCTCTAAATACCATATAACTTCCCGAACTTACCTAAACTGTAATCATCAGCGACATCAAAGTCACATCCAACTGGTGAGCCTTGAATCATTAAGCCTCTATCTTTCTGAATACATAGTCTCAATTTGATACTATAATCTTCTACTAAATCTTCTCGTACTTCTGCTAGAACTGAATCGTGAACAAGTGCAAATATCTTGGCGTCCATGCCTGTCTCAACAATATGCTTTTGCATATCAATAGCACCTAGTAAATTAATATCACTAGACACAGATTGAACGAGAGCATTTACACCACTACGAACTTCGTGTGACGCAATACCTTTATCTTTACTAAAGACATTCGGTAATCTTCTCTTTCTTCCAAAATGAGAGTAGACATAGCCATTGGCTTGAATAAAATCTTTAGTATTGTCTAACCACTCTTTGAGTTTAGGAAATGCCTCGAAGTAATCATCAATAACTTCTTTCGCTTGAAGTGGTGAAAAGTATTCTCCACTATCCTT